CGCCGCTGGCGACGTTCAAGCCATGCGTGCAGCGTGTCGGGTTGACCGCATCGTCCGAGCAGGTAGAATCGACTAGCGTAAGTCCTGGCCCGGTACCTTTGGGGATGACGTTCAACGAGGAAGCGTTCCCGCCGCCCCCACTTACGCCTCCCCCGCCACCCGTAGCGGTGTAGTTGGCTCCATCGCTGATGAGATTTATGGATTGGCCGGTGGTGAGCAGGATCGAGCTCCCGCCGCTTATCGTGGACGTGGAAGTGATCGTGACATTGCCGGTGCCGATGTTTTTAGCGAGAAAACGCTGGCCCGCGCCAAAGCCTACGGAGGTAGCAGGCGGCAGAGTGACCGCGACTGGCGAGGCGTTGTTAAAGGTGACGAGATAAACCGCATCGCTGGGCGCAAAGGTGTAAGTGGTGCCGGATTGCGGGTTGATGCCCGCCAGCATTTCTGCTTTGTTTTGGGCGTAGAGTGGATTACCTGCGGCTAGGAGCCACAGAAAGAACAGTATTTTTTTCATGTTTGTCTTTAGTTTCTAGTGCTGGCGAACCGCGAAAAGCAGCAAACTCAAGAATAGATTTTTCATGGGCTTTTACGATGCTCTGCAAGAAAGAACGAATTGATATAGATTGGCAGCTATCAACGCGGTTGCCCCGTTCACCCAGGTGTATGCAGAAGAAGTCGCTACGGTGCGGGACAGGGTAAATATCGTGGCTCCAGCAGCCCAAGCACTCCCTGCGTTACTGAGTGTCGGAGTGCAAAAGATATTGCCGGCCGCAGTTAATCCCGGAGAGAAACCGCTTCCAGAATAAGTAACCGTAAGCGTTCCGGTGGTGGTCTGCCCGGTCCCTGCTGAGGTGACGTTTATTACCATAGACTCATTAGTACCGAATACGGCGCAGGTGGCTGTTGAGCCAGCGCCGGTAATCGTGCAGGTTGGTGTGATGTCAGTCACTGTTCCTAATAAATAGGTATCAGTAGGATTGCCTGCGAACTTCCCGCCAGAGGTGGTGAGATTGATCATCTTTGTTGTGCTGGAGTACTTGTTTCCGCCTTCACTGTAAAATGTGCTTGTCGCACCTCCGGTAATTACCGCAGCGGCATTGCCGGTGATTTGCGATTTTCCAGCGAAAACTCCGCCAGTTGTTGAATCTTGGATACCAAACCCACCTACAGTCGGGTTGTTGATGTAAACGCCGTCAAGAGTGCAAATCGAAGCGCCCAAACAGAAAAGTTCCGCTGGCGCACCCGAGGTGCTGACTAAATAAGGCATCGTATCGCCTGAGAAATTGGCAATGGCCGAATCCTGCACTGCAACTGCCGACTGACCGGAGCCGCTGGTATAGCCGTACACGCCGCCGTGCGATGAGAACGTTCCCTTATTCTTGATCCATAGATTCGGACCATTACCGACTGCGCAATAGGAGCCTTCGAATGTAGTCAGTACCGTGGTGTTTGATGCGCTCTGGTTGATGTCGCAATTGACGGCTCCAAAACCGTCGTTATGCACATCATGGAAAGTTGTATCGGATTCGCCTTCGACTCGAATGCCCTCAAAGCCCGTAGTAGTCGCTCCCCACGAAAACAAGTCAAGGCTGTTCAGGTACGAGTTATATCCGTTGGGACTGCCAAATACGATGACTCCTGCTTTCCCATTGAATCCCGCCCCTAAATTTCCCTGACCAGCGCCAAAGATCCCGAAGTCACTCATGTTTACAGATGGGATAGAAAAGAAGCAGCCATTCAGGTCAGTGCTGGGGCCGCCAACGCAAGCCGCGCCGGAGAAATTGGGTGTGGGAACCAACATGGAAATAGATGCGCCCCAGCCGCGCACATGAATACGTCCATAGCCTTGCGAGATAATATAGGTGGCATTGGTATTCTGGGTGATTCCAACTGGTGCTTCGACCAGCACTAACCCGCCAGGAAGCTGGAAGTCACAGCCATTGGCGTTCAGGCAGTCTGTCCATGCACTGTTCAGTTGAGTATGGCCAAGTTTTCCCCACACAAAAGTTCCCAGGTGCGTAATGGTCGCTGTGGAATTTCCTCCAGAGCATGTAGCGTGCTGCGCGTCGGTGACGGTAAGGGTACCTTCCGGCAGCACTACCGCTGTTGGAGTGACTATCGAAGTATCAACGGTGAAATTTGTTCCAAAGCAGACACTTCCGTTATCCGTGCCGGAGGCAAAGTTGCAGTCATTTGAGAACGTACAATCTATAGTGTTTGCTCCACTGGTAAAGGTCGCATCGGGAATGGTGTGACCGACTGGCGTGGCGTATTTGGATGCAGTAGTGTCGATTACCGTAGATATACTGCCAGAGCCGCCCCCGCTCGATGAACTAGTTACCGCAGTGCTTGCATTGATGAACACTCCCACATTTCCGCTGACGAATGCAGAAGCTCTCGCTCTAAAATTCGTCATGGCGCTGACCGAATAGCTGTTTACTCCCACTGCCGACTGCGTATCCACCGTGGCCCAGGTCACGCCATTGTCGCCTGATTTCTCATAGACCACTGTGGCGCTGAACGTACCCGAAAGAGTTACAGAGACAGTGGCCGTGGTGCTGGGCAGGGAAGTAGAGACGCAGTTCGTGGCTGTCGTGCAATTCGCTCCACCAGTGGTGATATTGCCGCCGTAGCCTTGCGCGAAACAAGGAATCGCACACACCGATAGCGCTAAAAGGAAAAGCAGTTTTTTCATATGAGTCCTAATTGTGACTAGTCTGGCAATCAATTTCAGAATACGTCGACACCATGGCCCCGTTGGAACTACCGTTGGCAATCACCACCGTCAGCGTGTTGGAAGTCTTCGATACGCTGTCGATGTACGGGAATTGCGTGGAAGTGATGCCTTGACAGACAGCGGCATAGTTGGCATCGGTGTACGGCGCCGGCAGCGTGATCGTCGTGGAGCACTTCGCATACGAGGCTCCGCTGGTGCTGCAAGGCGTGCCGGTGATGTTGCAGCCGGAAGCGCAAAAGGTGAAGTTCTGGATAGTGACAGGCAATGTCGGACAGGCTGTGGTAGTGGCGAATAATCCGCCCCCGGCGTCTGTGCAGAGCAATTTCGAGTTGCCAGCGACCGTACCAGCGGTCAGCAACTTAGTCCCAGTACCTTGCGTGCCCGTCTGCGTCGTGCCGCTATTGAGCGTAAAGCTGGTGTTCACCGCGAGCGTGGTAAAGACTCCGGTATTGGGCGTGGTTGACCCAATAGCGCATGGAGCGGCCCAGGAGCAGCCCAGGAGCAGGGAAGCGTTAAGGTTAGGCACAACGGTAGTGGAAGCGACAACAAAGGGCGCTGTGCCCGTCGCTAGCGTGCTGGTGACCTGTCCTGAGAACGTGCCAGTAGTCGCTGTCAGCCCGCTAGAGAAGTTCCACACCCCGGAAAGGGTGGGCGAGCCGGTAAATGAGCCAGAGAACGCCCCGCCACCGTTGAGGTTGGCTGGGCCAGAGGAGCTAAAGCCGGTGGTGAAACTGGTAGGACCGTTAAAGGTGGAGGTGGACTGCCAAGTGTTGGCTGCCGTCCATACGTTCACAGAACCGAGGATCGAATTAGCTGAGGGATTAATACCGTCTATCGAATAAATCTGCACTCCGGTTGAGCAATTCGTGCCCCCGGCCGTCTTGAGCACTAGCCGGTAAGCGGTGGCGGATAAGAACACTCTCATGCGCCCGGAAGCGTCGGCAATGACTGGGTTGCTATTGAGTGTGCTGCCCAGCGGGTCTTTATAGCTCGCTGTAGGCGTGTTTGACCCGCTGAGATATGTGAACAGACACCCACCAGCCAAGGGCCGGCCATTGTTATCAAAGAGTGGGATAGGCATATTCGGCATCGGCTGATACTGACTTTTTGCGACCGTGCCGAGCAGGCAGGCGATCATAAAAAGTATGAACTTTTTTAGGTGGCGCATGGGGCCTTTCGGGCATAGACTCGCGGCGTGGGATGGCTAATCCTCGCGGTCATGCTTGCACTTCTAGCGCTTGGCGTATCAGCGATGAATATTTTTGTCTCTGCGCTGATTTTGTGTGGAGTATTCGTTGTAATGATCATTGGTAAGTGGTGCTACGAACTCCATTTCAGGTAGACCATGCTTAAACGCCTATGGTTGGTTTTTTGCATTCTCTGGACGGCGTTGTCCCTGTATGGACTGGATAGGCTTGGACACCCGCCCCAAATGGTTAATTTTGTAATTCTATTGTTTCCTTGGGTGGTTGGTCCTGTAGTTTTGTACACGCTAAGATTCATTCGTCGGGGCCATTTTTAGATCCCAATAAAGCCGAAACTCCCGTAATAGGTAAAAGTGGAGGTGTGGTTCCCGCGCGGTAGCCCGGCAAGTAACTAGCAGCGGGCCGCGGCATACTAGCCTTCGCGGCTATCGGCAACATCATCAATTTTCCAGGTTCAGGGTGCGTGACTTGATCGTAGGCCGACATCACGTTTGACGTGCCTGATGGGTTTTGCTGCCAATTGAAACGGCGTCCAATTTCACCCTTGAGGTAAAGGTCTTTCGCACCGTCAGGCCCAAACAGTGTTTGAATGAAAGAATCCGAGTAACCGCCTATCCCGTTTCTTCCGGCATTGAACTTGTTCCGCGCCACGTCCTCAATAACTTGCCGTTTGAGCGCATCGAGCGCTGAATCCATGCCTTCGTTCTTGAGTGTTTCAACGTCAGCCGCAGAGCCACGATTCAAGATTCCGTTGGTGATCTGTTTGGGGTCTTGAGTCTTAAGTATCTTTGCCAAGGGACTCTGTGGGTCGCCATATTTCTGAATGTAATCCTTCCACCCGGCGTTCGCGCTGCGCCACTGGTCTGCCGCTCCGATCTTATTTGCTCCGGTTTCCAGTGCGGAATCAGCGGCACTTGTGAGTTGTTTGAATCCGGCCTGCTGGCTATTTGGTAGTCCATCGGTATCGCCCAGTTCGCGCAGTACGGAGCGCAACTTAATGCCTTGCTCAAAAGTAAGATTGAAACCTTCTGGCTTTCCAGAAAACATGTCCTGCACGACTCCGCGCATATCACGCGGAACTTGCGCGAGGATCGAATCCTCTGCACCCATTGGGAAAGAACCTTTAATTTGGTTCCACTTGTTAGCGATTGGTGCGGCACTGACTTTTTCCGGCATCAGATAATCGATTTGCTTGTAGCCATCACTCGCATTGTCATGGGAAACCTGCTTGGCGACTTGTGCGCTCTGTTTGATAGCCTCGCCTGCGGACTCTTCCGAGAGGCCCATTGCCTTTGGATCATTGGTATCCGCAAACTTGCGAACCGAATCCATGAATGCCCCAGCGTTGCGGTCAATCCCTTGAGTTAGTTGTTTCGCGCCGATTAAACTGCGCTCTCCGATAGCCTGCACCATGCGCTGAGTCGGCATCTGCGTTGCTTGTGCTGGAGTGAGGTCAATTCCTTCGCTAGCGGCGTGGGTGATGATTTCTCGCGGAGTGTTCGCAAGTGCTGGATTGAATCTTCCCACGGGGGGCACATCATCAATCTTTGAAGGTGGAATCCTGAATAGCGATGGTGCATTCCTGAGCATTGCAGGTATCTTGGCAGCGCCGAATCCAGCAGCAATACCCCCAACGTCGCCGGCCAGCGCTTGTTGGTCAGGCGTAGCCCCTACAGCTTGCGCGACACCTTGCCCTACTTTTTTGCCTACATAACCACCGGCCATTGCTAATCCGGTAGCTACAGGAGCTGCCGCTCCGGCGAAAGGCAGAATCGGGGCAGCGGCGCCCATCACACCACCAATAATTTTGTGTGCTCCCTTAGCAATATCCCCATGTACGATGTCCTTGGTCCCGCCGCCAATAGCATTGGCATTTTCAGAGACGTAGGAGGCGAGATTCTCGGGATTCCCCTCAAACGCATTGACATGGCCACCACCATAAACACGCATGAAATAATCGTTCCCGCTTTCGCCCGGTCGAGGCTTACGTTGCTCCGCGCCGAGATGCAGACTTGGATCATCTTCAAAGATTCCGCGTTTCGGTGCATCGGCAGGCGGCGTGGAATCCAAATCAGCCGCCGTAAACTGGCCGATTGGCTTTGCCGGAGGATCAATGTCAGAGAGTTTGAATGCGCCGGTGCTCATTCCGCGTCAAAACTCCCATCGGGATGAACAGCCTTAACCTTCATTTGCTTGCCTTTCACGCTAACAGTCTGCCCGACCTGCAACCCACCACTAGCAGGCTGCGCAGTACCACTGTCACCGCCCCCACCCTGCATCCTTCCTTTGATTTCTCCGATTTGCTGTTGGTAAGACACGCGCCGATTGCCCATGTCCTGCTTCAAAATGTTGGCTGCGCTAACAATCTGCGGGAGAGTCGCATCCTTGCCGATGAGCCCTTCCACTTCATGACGCGCAGAGTCGGAGAGCACACCCGAAGCGTTGGAACTATTGAGCACCTTGGCTATTTCTGTAAGCGCCGTGGTGCGCGCGGTCTCGAAAGCCGCTTGATCTGCGCTGCCGAGGTTTTTGGCCACGATGCGAGCCGGAAGATTCAGTACGGGCACGCCGCTGTCCGTTACTTTTTTCGCTTGGTTAAGGAAAATATCAAGATTCTTGCCCGCTGTTTTCTCAAACGCATCCACGTTGTCAAAATTGGTCTGCAATTTCTTCAGTGAAGCAGTATCGGCTCCATAGGTGGCTTTGTTCGCAGCGATGTCGATGCCCGGCGCGGCGTTTTTCACCCCTTCATTCATGATTTGAGCGGACATCGCCGGGCTGCGCATCCCTTGCGGCAATGCTCCGGTTTCCGCGAACTGTTGACCTAGCGCCTGCTTTGCCTGTGGTGTCAGCAACGATTGCTGCAGATTAATTTGGGCTACTGGGACCAAAGTTTTTCGTTTTTCGTAGGCACCTTTCCACGCCAAGTCGGGAGGCGCTACCGGGATACCTTGTTTTTGTCGCGCTACGATGTCTTCATAACGGCGATCTTCTATAGTTCCCGGTGCTTTCAATCCAGCGCGTTCCTGCGGCGTCAGTTGCTCTTCTTGCTGCTTGATTTTTGATTCTGCAATTTCGCCAGGAAGTTTTGCAGCTTTCTCAGCTAAATCTGCGTCCGACTCCTGTTTCTTGCGCGCAGCATCGATGTATTGCTCGACAGTCAGGCCACTCATCTGGTGGGCTTTTAACTCGGCATCGGTAGGACGCTTTTCAGGAATTTCTGTAGGACCAAACTGTCCGCTCATCAGCAGGCGATTGCGTTCTTGCGCGTGGATGGCATCGCGATCTTCATCCGGTTGGCCGGCGCTTGCCAAATCTGTATTGACTGCCTGTTGAATGGCTTTGTTTTTGGAGTCCATCAAATCGACTTGCGCTTTACCGGACTGCGCCATGGATGTGATGGTATCGAAGTGCTGTTTCTGTAATTTTCCAGCGAAGTCAGGACTAACACCGGAGTCAGACAGCGACTTGAAAAACTTATTCATATCGCCGCCGCTGTTTTTATAGGCTACTGATGCGGCCTGCTTGTCGTTTTCTTCGCGCTGCTGTTCTTTAAGTTGAAGTTGCTGCTGTTGGAGCCCTACTTGGTTAGCCTGCTGCTGCTGTTTTTGTAGCGCAGACTGATTGAGTAAAGTTTGTACGGACAGACCTTCTTTGTATTGGTCGAGAGGCCCTGGGATCTGAGGAACTTGGCCCAGTAGAGGGATACTGCTGTTGATCGCGCTCATCAGCTACCCCCAAACAATGGTGCAGTCGAGGTTTGCTGCGGAGCTTGGCTTGAAGCATTCTGCGCTCCAAGGATTTGCTGTAGCGTCAACCCTTGATTCACGGAATTGGCCGCACCTGATATGCCTTGGGTGAGAGCATTATTGCTGCCGATGATGCCCGCCGCTTGCGCATTGCCCACGCCCATCAAATCGTTGCCAACGATCTGGCCGCTAGTCACGTCGATGTTTCCTTGATTCTGCGCGCCTGCCTGCAAGTTGCTGTTTAGATTGGAAGCGGAGTTCTGGCCCAGCCCGGCAACACCCATTTGGCGGTTGTAGAGATTGCTGTTGTTGGTGTTGAAGGTATTGAAATTGGTGCCGTAGGTCTGGAGCGCACGGTTGTAGACGTTGCCGTATTCCTGCGAGGCTTGCCCTTGCGCGTAGTCGTTGAGATTCTTGGCCGTTCCGGTGGAGAGTAGTCCACCTCTTGCCGCTGCGGAGTTTTGCAGCGCGTTCTGGCCTTGCTGCAAGCGGAACTGGTAGCCAGGATCGTTTTGTTCCGTGACTCCAGTGGGAGCGGTGAAAGCTCCATAGCCTTGAGTGAGTTGTCCGCCCGGACCAAGCTCCGAGGAAAGATTTCCTATTGCTGACTGGCCCGCGCCGATGAACGGCTGCTGATTGGCGGTTTGTGCCGTGGTGGCGTTGTTTTGCGCGGCGAGCGCGTCGGTTTGCTGCGCTTGTGATCCACTGGCCGCTGCTCGGCCGGCCGCAGCTTGCTTGGCAGCGGCGTCACTCGCCGCATTGCTGCCCATGATCCCGCCGATAAGACTGGAAACGCCGGAGATTGCTCCCCCAATTAAGGCCGTTGGCAAGTTAGTAACTCCTTGCTCCACACTGTCAGTGGCAATTCTTTATATCCAAGTCGTTTAATGTAATCGGCCATTTGCGCGTCTTTCGCGAACACCAACAATTGCGTGAGTCCTTCTTTGAACGCTTCGAGTTCCGCTCTTTTTACCAGCATGTTCAGCACGGTAGTGTTGCGCCAGGGCTTATCGACGAAAACTCCTTCGACATGCGCCGGTGAAACCAGAAAGATGCGGCCAATGATGCCCACTACATCGTTGCGCGCGACGATAGCTACCGACCGCTTCGGGTCAGGCGTGAATCCATCACCTATTTTTTTGAGCAGATGAAATTCGCTGGGTTCGAGGCGGTGAATATCGAGCATTAAAAAGAAGCGAGTCCTACACGTCTCCAGATTCCTACACCAACACACACATAGAGAAAATTTGCATCAAAAGCCATGTCGCCGGGCTGTCCTGCAAAGGCGCTGCTGGTGGGAACAGTGGCGCTCAGTTGCGGCGTGGCGTTGATGGCCCGCTCGACAGACTGGAACCACACTATGTGCGGGCGAGCTATGCCGGAAGAACCGATCGGCTCATCGTCTTTTCCTTTTTGTTTCGGAGCGTTGAAAGGTGTCTTTACTGAAAAAGGAGCTACAAGGGTGTTGCGTTGAATGGCCATCAGGCACTTCCAGGGGTGCTATCTAGGTATGCATCAACCACGCGCCAACCGATCGGATCACTCATGGTGATTTCAATATTAAAATCGCGCGGCATTCCCAACCGCTTCCACAGCACGCGCTTTTTGTATTCGCCAATCTGCCCGCAGCCCCGAGTGATGTAGTCACTCCAGGAATGCGCTCCATCCGAGCTGTAGCGCAGACTCATTTTCGGTTCGCGCACGTAACTCCCACCAAGGTTGGCCAGCAAATTACCGATAGGCGAAACCTGCACGTTCCAGGAAATCATTCCCTGCGGAACGAGTCCTGAAGAGTTGCTCAGCGGCAGTGACTGCGGATAAAACGAATTGAATGGCACCAGTGTGGCGGAAAGCACTCCAAAAATATCTACTGTCACGCGCCAGGAAGTTGTCCCATCGGTGGAGTTTAAGAATAGTAGTTGCCCCAAGCCGCTGCCGGGATCGGTGGTAAGCACGCCAACATCGGAAACACCCAGCGCCCAGATAACCCCGTTGGGATCTTGCAGCAAAACATTTAGCGGAGGTGTGTCGCCGGACAGCGGTGGAACGGGACCGATGCCGGTCTCCACATAGACTTGTAATTGCGAGTGATGCTGGCGTTTCTGTTCGCTACTGATATGCGGTGCTCGGCGCAGCCGGTGAATCAATGCGCCATTCTCGGTTGCAAAACTCCACGAACCGTCTGGATTCTGAAAAGGCACATGCATTTCGTAGATAAGGTTTTGCGTGGAATCGCCCACCAGATGTTTGCCGAAGTTGAAGGTGTGGCACTGGTAAGGCAGGGCTTGATAGGTTCCATTGATTTGCTGCCACGATCCGCGCTGGTGCCACATGCTGGTGGCCACGTCATAAACCCAGTTGACGCTCGCGGTAGAGAAGCACATCACATAAAAGTCGTGCCCTTGATCCTGATAGCTGAAGCACACACAATCGTCCATGCGCGAGTAACTCTGAATCGCAAACTCCAAAGCATGATTACTGACTCTCTGCGGAACATAGCCGTTGGCCCTGAAAACTTTGCCATGCCCGCGCTCATCGGCCCCCAGCCAAAATGCTGTGTTATCCAGCAACACGGTGGAAAATTCCGCAGCGGTGCCTTGATCCATGTCGCTGCCGGGAACGACATCGAACGGAAAGATGTTCCCTGAATCGTAGTACCACACCGATTTGGTGTCGCTTTGAAAGAAGATTTCGCGATGCACCACGGCCATGGAAACGATGTTGTCGGGAAACACCGAAACGATAGCTGAACCATTGGTTACGTAGTCGTTGGCATCGAGGGGCGCGGAAACGTAAAACAGTTTGGTGTTCTTGATAGTCACCAAAAAGAAATCATCACAGATGCCGACTTGCGCGACTGGCCCGCTAAACGTTGCTGCGGGGATTTGCGTCAACACATTGGCGGTTAGATCAAAAACGTATGCCGAGCCACCGCTGCCGAGTAAAAGCTGTTGCGGGCTGGCCGCCATGGTAACTGGCAAAGCGTCGTTGGCGACCGTTCCCCAACTGGTGACTAATCCGGCTGCCGATACTTCGCAGAAAGCGTTATCCATGACCGAGAATGTCCGTCCAGTGATGGTGAATAAGCCGCGGATGCTCATACGAAAGACGCCATAATTGCGGCAGCGGTGCTCAAGAATGTCGGGAATCCGGCATCTAGATTGTTCCAGGGCGCTGCATAAGCCCCTGAAGGGGAAGTAAAGATAAAGCCTCCATCCGATCGCGCAGCCACGAAAGATAGAAGGCCGCCCTGAAGGTAAAACGGAGCGGGAACACTGAACCCATTGGTTCCTGCCGCGATGAAACTGAGTACGAAAGCGTCCGCCGAAGTCGTGATGGTCGGTGCTATCTGTATCGCCGCTGGTGCAACGGTCCCGTAAGCCAACTGATCGAGCGCGGAGACTCCCCGGACGGCGAGAAATGTCATTGTGCCGATATCTACGCTGTGCACATTTGTACCGGCAGACCACGTCATATCTATTGCGAACGCGCTAGAGACGCCGGTCGCCGCAGGGAAAGGCACTGTGGCCTTGCCGTAAAAAACCTGATACCCGAACGAAGTAAAAGATGTACTGGCCGGCCCGGTATAAGGAATCATCGGCGTCAATGGTGCCCACGAAGCCAATGGTCCGTGGTCAGCGATTGAATCAACCGTGCCGGTGGTGCCGGTGAAGTTGTAAAAAACTAAAATAAACATCATGTCGCCAACCTGAATAGCGACAGGCGGCTGGACATACTGCCCACCGGCTGGCGGCAGCGCCAGCACACCTGTAACGGTTTGGCCGACAATTAATCCACCATGAGGAATGTTGTAGGCAAATAGCGGGGTAGGATTAAACGTCGGCGGTGGAGGCACAAACTGCGCAAACTTCTTTGTGCCCGGAGTTGGCAAAAGAATGATAGGTGAATTGCCAGCTCCGCTTTCGTCCAACTCTGGATAAAGGTTTACACAAGCTTGGGCGTCGGCGTTTACCGAGGGCAATGTGTACGCTGGTCCACACAAACCGAATCGCGGACTCACTTGGTTTCGCCATTCAGCCAGTTAAAATACCCGCCGCCGCGCCCGCCAGGAATGCCTGAATCGCGTGTCACGATCCTTGGTGATGTGGAGTTCATGCCCTGAATCAAGGCCTTGCCGCGCCGCGCAGCTTCGGCCAGCATCAACACTTTTGCGGTGGGCACGTCATAGCTGGGGCAAAGACTTTCTGCCAGCGAATAGGTGATGGCGTCGCGATAGCCTTGCGGCAAAAAGAATGGATAAGTCAGGTCGGGAATGTCCGCGAGGTTTACTTCTGTTTCGAGTTCCAGGATGTACGGAGCGCTCTGGATGGGCCACAGGAATATTTGCCCGTTGGGAAAGTCCGGGGAATAGTACAAATCCGTGGGCACGCTGGAAGTAATCTGCGTGACGGTGTTATTCGCCCACCAGTCATCATCGCGAATGTTGGGCCGAGAAACTTTGACGCCGTTCTGGATGATGCTAGCGCTTAGAATCTTTACCGGCCGCTGCGTGGCAGTCGCAAAGGTAGGGATGGGGTTACCAGTAAAAACCGATTTTGCGGTAGTCTGCGCTTGCGCGGCCACGTCAGGATTGCTGCTTACTACCTGAAAATTAGTCGGTGTTGCGGCAATGATGAAAGCCCCGGAAACGTTGAACACCGCATTGAGACAACCGGCAATGTCGACAAACTGGCCCAGCTTGAAAGTGTTCTGGGCGGCGTAAAGAGCTACGCCACCTGTAATAGCCGCAGAAGTGATGATCGCCGCTTGGCCGATGGTCAGCGGTGAGACACTCGGCACCAGCACGTACTGATTGAAATCAATCGCAAAGATATTGAGTTTTTCGGCATTCCAAGCATCGAGCAGGCGATTCAGCTTGGACAGGCCAAAGGCAGTATCTTCTGCGGCCAGAGGTTCCCCGGCAGCAAAGATTCCAGCTTCTAATATTGCGTCTGAAATTAAATCCAGGGCGGTGATCGGCGGCATGTGAAGGAGCGTCGGAAATAAAACGCTCCCCGGTGAAAACTCTTACTGCTTTTGATTGGTGCTGATGAGGTAGAACACCGCGCCGTGCGGAGCGTTCTTGGCGGCCCAGTCCTCATTCACTTCAATGGTGCATTGACCTTTCGGCGTGTTCCCGGCAACGAGCTGCTCTTCTTTTCTGATGTTGCCGTCGTGGGTCACATCCAGCGTAAGCACGGTGACGCCGCGCCGGGTGTGAGTGATTTCGCTGCAAACGAGGCGCGCGCGCATAGGCACGAATCGCTCGATGGGCTTTTCGTCCTTCGCTACTGTCTTCGCTTCGGTGGTGTCCAGCTCTTCTGCTTCTTTTTGTCTTCCTGTTGCGGTGCTCATGGTAGTCCTTTTCCGGCTGGCGTAGTTCCAGCCTAACCACGAGTCCATTTAGCACGACCGTATCCGTGATTTCTATACGGTTTTAAACGTATTTTCTAGCTGAACGTAATTCCGTTGGAGAACAGCACGTACCACAGCCCTTGATAGGCCATGATCGTGAGCCCGGCGCCGCCGAATGCCGCGAAGGTCGCGGTATTCACATTGGCCGAGCCAGTCTTGAGCAGACCTGTAGCGGTGAGCGTATGCGCGAAGGCCGTCAGCGAAAGTATCTGAATGGTTTTGAAATCATCCTGCCCGGCTACCGGAGCGGTCAAAACCAAAGCTAGTGCCGCAGCGCGTGAGATGAATCTGCGCCCAGCAAGGCCCGGAGTTACCGCGGTGTCTGTAGCCAGTGCATGAAAAAGCGGATCGCCCACCAGCAACTGGTTTGCGGTGTCTCGCGTAAAAGCGCCAAGAGGTACCATTGAGTCTCCTTAAATTTGTGGGGCATTGTTTGCGCGCACAACGCCCGCCAAAGCGCTCCCTCGGTGGAGTCTCTCGATGAGGGAATACGGATTACTTGCTTTGCAGGACCACGAACTTACTGTTAGAAGCGTCCCAGGTCCAAATCATCGCCAGATTGATTACCGCAGTCACCGCCGTGGCAATGTTATTTGTCGCCGTGGTGGTAAATGCAGCATCGGGAATGACTGTGAACGAGCAGCCGCCACGAACTGTAGCGTTGCAGCCCACCGGAATACCCCAAGCGGTGATGGCATTCGTTCCGGTGATATGGAACAAAGGCCCGCTGGGAGTTGTGGTGCCAGCTACCGAAGCCACCGCAGTCGTAACTACCTCGGGTATGCTGGTGCCATTGCTGAATCCGGGAACGAAAGTCAGCGTTACCGAGGAGCAAATCCACTGATTCCCGTTCTTGTAATTAACGATTGGCGTAGCTACTACATTGGCCAGCACGCAAGTGCCTTGCGGATCAAAAGCTGAGAACCAGCTCGGGCGCCCAGCCAGCACCATGTTGCTTGCTGAGTGAGCCGCCGCACCGGTGCCGCCTTGCCCGCGAAGAACGGAAAGTGTCGTGCCGCTAATGGCCGTCACCGTCAGCAATTCCCGATCAATGTAAATACTGGTGTTGTAGCTGTTGGTGCCTACGGTGATGCCCGTTGCGCTGGCCACTTGCAGGCTGGTCGCATTGGCGGTCACGGCGGCAGACAACGAGGTTTGAGTGAGATTGTTTTGCTGCGCCTGTGCCAACATCGGAACGAGAAGCAGCGCGAGTGAGAGAACCGCTAGTTTTAGTGTTTTCATGGTCGTCAGTTTTCCTTTACGCGCAGAGGATTCTCACCGCGCAATTGTCCGGGTAGAGAGTTCCGAAACCATAGACGAGATCCCAGCGATTAATCATTCTGGATTGTGTTGGATCGAATGCGCGAATGAATCGGATGGAGATGCCGGTCTTGGGGTCACGCTTCTGGCTGATGATTTCCACTTTTTCCGGGCTTTCCAGCTTGACGCTGGCGAGCGCGAATGCTTCTTTGTGGATCACCAATCCTTGCGCACCAGACTTGCCGTTTGGCGTGGCAGTGCCAGGGAACACGGTGATGGCCGCAGTATCCAGCGGCAGCGCATCAACGTTCTGGTATTGCGAGCCAGGGCCGTCAATTGCCGGTGAAATCTGCAACAAATCCACGCCACCGCCCAACGCAACCAGCGGCTGAGTAACCACGAATTGCTTTAACACCGTGGTCAGCACTGTGCGGGTCATCGGGTTGACTTGGTTGACCGCAGCAATGTTGAACACATCGCCTTGGTTAATCGTGTCACCGGCAGTGAGGTTCACCAGCAGAGTCGAACCAGACTGATTCGAGCCCTTGACCGTAAACGTGGTGGCTACCGTTCCGGCAGTGTGGCGAGACAACGACATCGACTCATACCACTCGAAGCCATTCAGTTTTCCGAGCGAACCTTCCTTAAAGGCTCTACTGATTTCACTCGATGGATTGAATAGCGACTGCACTTGCGGAACGATGGCGGTGCTTACCGCGGGCGGGATGACGAGCCCCTTTTCACCGCTCGGCGGGCAAGCCAACTCGATTAAGCGTTGACGCGCCTGCATCACCGTTGTTGTGCTGGTCGGATCGATGCCCAGAACTCCCACGATATTGTTGGTGTTCTGGTAAGCAAACAGCGCTGCATCGGAATCCACCTGCTGAGCTAACTGCGCTGCGGCCGGCTCGATGTACTGTCTGCTGATTTCCTCGTTGTTGCGCTCCATTTCGAGCGCTTTTTCCACCGAGTCCCACTCAAAGTCAATGCCCTTGATTTGGTTGACACTGACGGTGGTGGTGCGCCGGCTGATCGCTTGCGGGGTATAAGCCAAGCCCGTGCGCACCGTGTACTTTTGCGGGAGCTTTATTTGCGTGCTGCTACCGATGGCAAAGTCTTTCTCAAATTCCTTTGTCCATTCGGTATTGAAAAATTGGGCGACTTCCAGCTTGTTCGTCAACAGACGAAGCGCTTCCATCGCCACCCAATTTGAAAATACAAATTGGTTAGCCAAGACCTTTTCCTTTTTCTAGCGCTTATTTGAGGGCGGCTAGTGCCTTACGATTGGCGGCTGCCATGTAAGCGGCCACATCGTCGTCGGCCACCGCCTTATCCACGTCGTCAACGGCAGATGAGCCTCTGCCGCCAATCTCACGCGCGGGCGGTGGTGTTTTTGTGGTTTTCAGCTGAGGTTCGGTTGAGGTAGGAGTTTTTACGGGTTCGCCGGATAGCTTTGTTTCCAGTTTCGCGAGTTCACGAGCGGCAGCGATGGGATGCAATGCGCCGATGCGCTCTAAGTCATTCCGATCCTTCCCGAAATGATAGAGAATGTCCGCACCAAGGTCACTATCAAGAATCCACGCATCAAGCACAGAGCCGGGAGCTATGCGGCTGCCCGGACCTTTTTTGTCGTCCAGCGCGACTTCGGCAAAATCCGCGTATTTCTCGGAAGCCTTGGTTACGCGCCCATTCCAACTATCCAGAAGGACTTTGTTTTTCTGTGCGATGAGTGCTTCTTGCCGCTGCTTTTCCTCATTTTTCCGGTATTCCGTGAATTTCTGCTCGGCTTTCCAGTCGATGAGGTCTTCGTTGTACTCTTCCCAATTCTTGTATCTCGGCTGACCGTCTTTGTCTTTGTCTTCAAGCACCGGCTTGGCCCGCATCTTCTCGGTTTTGGCTGTTGGCTCTTCGACCGGAGCTGAAGTCTCTTTAGGCGCGGTCTTGCTCGCAGCCAATTGATCTTCCAGCTCCCTGACACGGGCACGTAGTTCTTTGTGTCCCATCGAACCTACGCCGGTCTTGCTCGGCTTCGGGTCTTGCTCCTGTGGTGGTGCCTCGGGGTCCGCCTCCGTGGCCGGTTCAGCCCCATCAGCCGGTACCTTCTCGGCTGGTTTGGGCTCGGACGAAACTTTTGCTTCTTTCTTCGGCAACTCACCGGTCATGCGCCAATGCGCATCCTGCTTTTCGGTGAGTTCGGTGATGTCTTTGTACTCGACTGGCGCCGGTGTTGCCGGTACGACTACTGGGACCGGTGTTGCTTCGGTTTCCATTATTTCTCCTTAATCAACATCCACTTGGTGCTCACACAAAAGCGTGCCTTCTTTGCCTTGCGCGTCAGGACCTTCCACGGAGCGCCAGGCGTATTGCGCGGAACAAAATGGTGAAGGCTTTACGGGGATGGCATCAACCACCACAGGCTTGCCTGCCAGTTCTTTGGGGATATCTTTTTTGGCAATGGCATCGAGCGGGTAACGGAGCCACATGTTTTCGCAGGACCACAGTTTTTCTTTGTCGCTGGTCAGATGGACAATTACTACCGGGCGCATCGTCACTGCGTAGCCTCTCGAGGTTGCTGCGCGGCCATGGTCGCTTCGTGCTCTTGCGCGTCAGCTTGGCTTTGCTGCGCGGTGGCGGCCTTCAGGTTCTCAACATGCTTTTCGTGGGCATGTTGCACAGCCTGCGTTGCAGCTTCATGCGCGGCCACATGCAATTCCTTCAACAAATCCTGAGTGAGCGCGTCTCTAGATTGTTTGTCCTGTGACTTGGCGCCAATTTCCGCGATGTCCAGTTTCAGCTTGTTGTCCATTTGGGACTTTTTCAGCATGTATTCGTTGTCGATTACGTGAGCCTGTTCCTTGATCTTGAAATTTTGAATCTCGGTCTGCTGTTCGGCCAGCATTTGCTGGGATTGCGCTGCTTGCTGCTGCAAACTTTGGAGTTGCTGCGCGGATTGGTCGGGAGGATCAAGAAGCTTGGCGATTTCTTGTCCCATTGGCCCGATGTTCTGCGCCCGAACCAAGTAGGCAAGCAACTTGGCTTTGGTTGCCGGAGGCAGGTCCATACTTTCCAGTTCGGGAACAATTACTTTCGTAAATTCATCAGCGGCTTCGCGCTCCGACTGGTCGCTAGGTCCAGTGGAAATAGTCACCCCATGGTCGCCAGCGGTTAAATCGTTGTTTTCGTCTTCGCCTTTTTCGTTCTTGCTGGTCTGGTTGACCTTGACGGTGCGGTGCTCGTCTTTGGCGTTGCGTACTCCAACTTCACGCGCTCCGTCGTACACATAAGGAATCAAATCGTTAAGAATCCGCCCGCTTAACTCGATGCCCATTTCGTAGTTATCGATGAAATGGAAAGAGCCGCGATCCTCATTGGTATCAATCTGCTTGAGTGCTACACCTGATTTATCGTTGAGTTTTTGCGCGTTGGTGGGCAGGGCAGAGAGCCCAGTAGCGGACTGTACCGAGCGTCGCGCTGATTCCTTGGCCATTTCACAAGGCTCAATTTGTGGGGCGTATGTAGGCCGTTCTGGGGCAGGGAGAAGCGTGTCGCCAGTGGCTGAAGTTTTGGCGTTGTATTCCAGGAATGCTACCGGGGTATTTGTTGCGGCTTGCCATACTTCAGGATTGTGGAATTGCCCCACAGCTCCGATGTTGGGAACTTTGGGAGTCATGCCCAAAAGTTCCATTTCTAGCGTGGAGGCGTAATTCATCATCATCTGCGGATCGCGAGCCAGCCGAATCAGGCTCATAAGCATCCGCTTCGGGACGCCACCGTCATCAATGTAGAGTTCCCGGCCAGTTAGCCAGACGATGGGAATGTATTTTCCAGGTTCTTCGTTGCGCTCCAGAATTTCCACGCCATTAGTGATGTACTGCACGATTTGGCGCTTGGTGGTTTCACGCTCATTGAGAATGTGCCCGCTCTTGCGCAACTCTTCCACTTCGTAACCATCCGGCAATTCATCTTCAAACATGGGAATAGGCTGGCCGGTTTCACCCTTCAGCGGCTTGACATGCAGCAAATTGCGTTTTTCTTCCTCGACGCGCCAGTATTCTGCCACCACTACTTGGCTCTCGGTAATCCATTTGGAGGCTACTGCGAGCTGCTCTTTGTTGAAGTCGACGATCTTGGCTTTGGGGTATTTGCGCTTGTATTCCTTGCGTGGAACGGTGTCCAGCAGAAACCAATACTTCGCGTCGGAATAATCAGCTTCTTTGCAGTCGGGATCGGGGAGGCTAGCGTTGGGATTGGGTATGCGTTTAATGACTAATTCTTGATCGAAAGTCTTTTCGGAAACATACTGCCGCAGGATGCGCCAGCCGCCATAACTGCGGTAGCACATATTCTCGAAGCCACAGGCATAAGCCGATTGGGCGTTGGATTTGTATTCAATTTCACGAATCAAATCGCCGCGGAGTTCAGCGGTCTTATCGTTGGCTCCAAATCCGCGAGGCACAACATTGACAGCTCGCTTGCTCTGGCGAACCCCATTCACCACTTTGTTTATGACTTGGGTTAATTCATCGGTAGAGCAACACGGACGGTTGGCATCTTTACGGGCCTTGCGCTCTTTAGGAGGCCAAGGATCTCCCGACACGTACCGCATATCCTCATTGCCTTCGTCGCGAATGTCGCGCCATCGATCCAGGCAATACTCGTAGCTGTCCCTTATTTCCTTGAGAAGTTTTTCGTTCTTGGTGGAGTATTCGCGGTCTTCAGGCAAGTCGTTTACGCAATTTGCGTGCGCGGATAGTCGGAATAAATTGCGATGGCTCGATGGGGGTTGACGCGCAGGCTGCTACGCCCGCCTCAAAACCTTTTTGAAATCCGGTCTTGTAAGCAATGTCGCGAATGTCGCGCACGCGGTCCAAGGCCTCTTTAGCCATCTGCTGGGGAGTTTTATCGCTCATAGCAGATCCGTGACACCGCGCAAGGGACGCGGAGCACGCTTCACTGTCTTAACCTTTTTCGGGAGCTTCATGCCCTTGCTGGCAGCGTTCCATTCCTTCACGCCAGCCGCGCCTAACGCTTTCTTGCCCAATGGTGAATTGCCCCACGCCGCTTGTTTCTGTGATTTCCAAGCCATCAGCCGCGCACCCCCACATTTCCGTCCTTCACGCCCAGCGGCCCGCTAATCTGCACAATGTGCCGGCGAATAATCTTGCTGGGCTCGCCAAACTTGGTCGATCGGCCATATTGGGCTTCTTCCTCTGCGGTGGTGCGCGCCTCTTCCCGCAGATAAAACTCGTTGTGGTCGATGGCTTCCTGAGTGGTTTTGAACTGTTTCCCACAGGATAAGCACATCATCAGGTCGCTCAAGTGAGCTGCATCACCATCGGGCCAGCTTGGCCACTCTGGCATTCCTCCCAGATCCCGCGTTTGGAGGTGTCGGCAATGCGAATCACTCGGCGAGGGCCATCCCAATAACCGTCACCACGGGCCACAACAGCTTTCGCTTCATTTACCGGGAGGTAGTAGCAGGAACCACTGGAGGGGAGGATTTCTATTTTAGAAATGGGTAATCAACTAAACCGCACACAGGCTGTGCGTAGCCGTTCGGTGCTGATGGTGCAGAAATTACTGTGTTTAGCGTATACCTGTCAATGACATTCTCATTTTGACACAGTTTTTGTGCCTATAAGACACACTACCCCCATGCGCTAACCGGCCGCGGCGCCGACACTGGCTTCGGCTTAGGCGCAATCTTTACAGCAAAAGTCATGGCCAGCATATCACCACAGTCTGGGCTCGACAGCCCACGCTCTTTCATGCTGTCCTTCTGCTCAAGGCAAATCTGTCCTTTGGCGTTGTAAGAATAGAGCGGTCCCACCAGATCATCGGCCAACTCGGGATCATCGGGGATCTGCGGCTGCATCGCCAGCCAATCGCGCATTTCTCCCCACACTTCAGTCCGCTTGTTTAGATATTTCTTGGTGTCGTTGGGTGTGGCTCCACCGCGGAACTCAAAGGTGTGAAATCCTCGTATGCGAATATGGTCAACGGTACCGGAGCCAAGCCCATCGCCGTCAACAACCGTGGCATCGGGCTTTTCTTTTTCCTGCCAATGAATGACTCTCTCAGCCACAAATGCAGTGTCTTTGCCTCGTAACTTCTCCAAGATGACAGACTTCCGGCCTTGCCGGTAGCCAATAACTGTCTGATCATCACCGTAACGAGCTACATCGCAAGAGAGAATCTTTGGTAACTCCGCATATCCATCTGCTTTTACTTTCCGCGCTGCATCAACATCGTTGGGCGGGATGAATTGGTCCGAGCCAACCAAAGGAAACTCGCCGCGTATCCAGATGCGAACGTGGTAGCTGTCCTCGCCATGATCAGCTACCTGCCGATCCTGCTCCGCATGGTTCGTCCCTTCAACTGTTCGAGCATCAATCTGAAACGTCTTCCAGCGATGCTTATTCTTTCCAAAACACTCTCTAAATCGTCCATAAGGTCTGGTTGGATTCCCGAACGCCACCCATATAATCTCCGTGTTTTCATCAGTTAGCGTGCCTTCAGTGTTCGCCCAAATGGTGTCATGGATGCCGCTGGCCTCGTCAAATACCACGATGATCCGTTTGTCTTTATTGTGCAACCCGGAGAACGCTTCCATATTCTCTTTGGACCATGGGATAAAATCCGTTCGCCATTCCCGCTCATGGCCAGGCTGCCGGCTAGTGATGCTGGTTGCCTTGACTTCCCACCAATAGGAATTAAAGGACAAGCGTGTCCATTTGGAGGCTTCGGGCTGGGTCTTGGTCGCTAACTGAGTACCAGTATTAGCCGTCACCACGACTTTACAATCCCCACAAGTGCTCATGCCCCAATTGATGATCATGGAAACAAGAGATGACTTGCCGATGCCCTTACCGGAGGCTACAGCTATTTGACATGGTTGGAAGCGTGTCTCAGGATTTTGAAGATGATCCCGAATGTGAGCGAGTATCTCACCTTGCCATTTACGCGGACCTTTGGAATCAGCCAGCTCTTTCTGGCCCCAGGGATAGAACCGTTGAGCAAAAGCAAGGGGATTGTCAGTGGTCTCGCAAACCTCCGCGAGTATCTGCGCTTGCAAGTCAGGCGAGGCCGTTGCCATGCTTGCGCTTCCTGATCTCGTTTACCGCTTCGGCTAATCCATCCATGCCGGTGACCTTCACATTATCTTTTAGTAGCCCGAGCCGTCGATACAACAGCTCTAGATTCTTGGTCTTATCGCTCAACTTTAGCGTCGTACGCAGAATGGCTTTGCGCTCGCCGTCGCCGGATCCGCCTGTGGTGTCTTCGCGTATCTCTTGCACCGCTGCCCAATCATCTCTGCTAAGTTCTGATAATGCTATGCCTTGGGGCTTGCCATACTCGTCAATCTTGACGTAATTGGCCATGTTGGAGAAGGCCAGGCGGGCCACTTCTTCATCGATCTTATCTGCTCTAAGTTCAAGTTTATCAGCGCGGGCCGAGTTGAGCCGGTCGATTAGCTTTTGAACTTTGTTGTTCTTCAATAGGTTTGTGGCTTGGGAAGCTGCCGTAGATGAGCTGTAACCTGCTGCGATTGCGGCTCTTGTACCATTCAGGTCGATAACGTAGTTTTGTGCGAACTTTTGTTGCCGGAATGAGGTCTTTTTAGCCAATTTCGGGCTCGTTTTGGCTCAAAATGTCCTTAGATACGGGGTCCACGGTTAGCCCTCACGGCATCAGCCCAGCGCTCGCCAGCCAAGAAATCGCGATCTGCCTTAAGTTCTGCATCAATTTCAATCTCAAAGCGGCTTGGAACTAATACTTTATGACAAAATTCACATACCTTTTGAGATCCAAAGTAAGTGGGTACTTCACGCCCGTGACCGAGTAGCCAGCAAAGATATCTACGCATGGGCGCTAGAATACTCCAATTTCAGGAATGTTCCCTCAGCCATTCGCACATTTGCTGCTCCAGCACGATATCTTCGCTCAGCCCATGCTGCCTGCGGAAGTCTTGACACAGGATGTATTCATCCGCTCGGGCTCGGTTCAGCAGTGTCCATGCTTCACGCTCGCGGTCCCAGATTCGTTCACGCTCTGCTCGATAGGCTAATATGGCCTCGTGGGTCAACACTCTTTTCTACCAGCGAGGGGCCGCATCAGTCTTTGGCTAGCGCTTCACTAAACTAGGGAGCGGCAGAGTACCAGAAACCGCTCCGCAGGGAGTTGGATTTGAACCAACGAGGGGTTTCTGAGGCCCCAACTGGGTCTCTAGCCCAGCGCATTCAGCCACTCTGCCATCCCTGAAACTTTTTGATGCGGTAGCCACGAATCGATCCTCAACGCAGCAGTTACGCCTAAATCTCGCGCCCACGGAGTAAGTAATAAATCACCACGATGATCAGCACCAGCCCGAAGATCCCGATGCCCCCACCGGCGCCGTAGTGCCCGTAACCGACATAACCGCCTCCACCGCCGACTAGCAAGAGAATCAGAATTAGAATTAGTAGCATGTCAGTGGGAGTGCACCAGCACAAGGCTCCAGAGATAAAACGCCATCCCTGCCCAGCCAATGTGCAGATATTGGTGCCACGGTCCAGTTCGCCCAGGTCCCCAAACCGCCGCCAGCGTGCAGCAGAAAGCAGCAAGAATCAGAAAAACGTATGGCACTGGTTCTCCTTTTCAGGCAAATTGCCTTGGGCCTTTTGGGGGGTTGGGAGGACCAAGCAGGGACTTGATCGCCCAATCCAACTGTTCCAAAGTCACGTAATAGTCGTTGTTCTCACCAACCACTTGCCCTTTACTGCGGGCCAGCGTTCCCAACTTCACCGACAATTCCATGAGCGCGGTAGCCATCGAAGCACAGCCCTCCGCTGTTGTGTCAAAGAGAGACGCTGCAAATCTTTATATGCTTCAAAAGGGAAGAGAGCAAGCGAAATGTCTCTTTTTGGAGACAGGTGTGTCTTTTCGCTAAATCCGCTGCGAACTCACCGCTAATTCTTGGCTCTCGCGCAAGCCGGGCCATTCTTGCTGGGCTTTGAACACTATCCTGTGCTCGCGCGGATCGTAGACATGGAACTCATCGACATCCCGCTCAGCTAGCCAAGTGGCGCGTTCCTCGGCTTTTTGCCGGCCGTCGCAGCTCTCCACCAAGAAGTGCTCGCGGTCGCAAGGCTTCCTGTAGATGTGGTAGCGGGTGTCCGGCGGTTCTATCCGTAAATCTATGACTTCAATCATGATGCTCACCGGGTCTGCTTTGCGCATGGCCCCATAGCCCTCTGAAAGACCATTCTACAAACATTTTGAACAGAATCAATAGATCTTCCAGTGTATATATTTTGACACAACTCTCCGGGCTGACATCGCAGCTAGCGCGTTGATTATTTTGTGGTGGAGTGTCGATTTCACTTGACAACGTATAGCCATAGTATATACTGGCTCACATGGAGGCAACACTCATGAACTTCAAGGTAACCATCGTGGCCAGCGGCGAGAAAAAGTACTTCCACACCTACCAGCAGGCCTGGGACTGGGTCTGTCAGCGCTTCGGATTCTCCAGCGTGAGGATCGAAGAAATACGCTAAATTAGTGCTTGCTTTTGTCCATACGGAGTATTACTGTGCAACGCATGAAAAGCAAACCCAAGGACCAAATGCTGATGATTAAAGCCAGCAAAGCCGAGCACAACGCCTTTACCAAACTGGCCGATTCGCGACATACCACGCTTTCTCAGCTAGTTAGGGACCTTTTGCACCGCGAGCTCGAGGCAGGGAAGAAGAGCGAGGCAGCGTAGCCATGATAAACGTTCAAGTTAACGATCCTCTACAAACAGCGATTGCTGACGCCAAGGAATGCAAAGAGACCTGCGGGATGGAATATGCCGTGGTTATCGGTTACGACGATTACGACAGGCTGTGCTGGTCTCCTGTGCCCATCAATGAGCTTTGCGCCAACGACGAAGTAATGTTTAGGACTGACCGCCCATGAAACTCGCTCTAGCAATCCTCGCACTCGCTCTGCTGGCCGGACCAATGGGCGATCCCCAGTTGTGCTACACCAGTTTAACGCTTACCCCTGCCGCTTCCTGCATAGTGACTTTGCCCTACACGCTCTTACTTACAAATAGAGGTTCTGGACTGGTGGCCCTGCAATGAAAACTCTACTCCTAGCCGCTTTGCTCGCTCTGCTGGCCGGAACCGCTCGCGCAGATGAACTTTATACCTACACCGGCCCGGCGCCCGCCGACCTCTCCGGCTCCTTCACCACGCCCGCAATACTAGCGCCCGATGGCACACAAGGCTTCAGCAATGCCCTGTTTAGCAATGTGCTGGCCTGGAGCTTCACTGATGGAGTAGACACCTGGACGCCCGCTAACAGCACGTTTGGCGGAACCGCGTGGATTAACGCAGATGGTTCGTTCGCAGTGTGGGCCTTTGACATCTTTCAAGGCCAAAACCGCGTCGCTTACAGCCAGACCTTGTACAGCGCATTCTATTATCAGGACATGTCACCGCTGGGGGATAGCTGGGTAGCCAATCAATCTAACTGGGACAAGCCCAAAGGCTCATGGAGCATGGCCGATCCCATCTCTAAGGTGGCTGAGCCGGGGACGTTTGCGTTGCTGGGGCTTGGGCTGGCTGCGCTGGCGTTCTTGCGGAGGCTCGCATGAGAGCTCCTGAATCACACGTTCTTGCGTATTCAAAGCTGATTGCTATCGCTCAGACGCACAATCAAGTCGTGGGCGAAAAGAACGACTACTACGTCACGCTCGCGCAAGTCGAACGGGCTCTATGCATACCAACGGATACTCCCCAATGGCGTCAACTCGGCCCCGAGCATGACGTGATAAACATCCCGGCGCAGACCACTCGCGCATTCGTTAAATAAGAGAAAACGTGATGACTCTAAACAATTCAGCCATTATTTCTAGTTTACATAATATAGAGATTATCGGAAGCGGTTGGGCCGAAAGTCACGCCCTCTTCCTCTGTGGAAACTGGATAACTGTCTGCCCGTCTATCGTCCGGCGTGCAATCTCTAGTATCTCTGCGCGATGGTCACGTAAATACCTCGCCAACTCTGCGGTTGCCAATTGGTTGATCGCTCCTTCCGTATCAGCTTTGAGTGCCTTCATGTGCCGCTGCGCTCGGTTCAATGCGGCTAACTCCAAGTCTTGCAAAGTAGTTTCGGAACAATCTAGCAACCACTCAATCGGAGGCATTTCCATCAGCGGGACCCCTGGATTCGGTCGCCGCGCGGGGAGACGGATAGTAACACTCGGATCAATTGTTGCAAGTCAAACATTTGTAACTTCTGTAGGAGTCCTGTGATGGAACTCACGATTCCCGAAAAAGGACCGAGCGGTGCTTCGCGTAGGTACTGCAAAAAACACAAGCGGCCCAAGATCGACATCGGCGGAAAAATGCAGTGCGTTGATTGTGTGCGTGAGAAGCAAGAGAAAGTCGAGGGCAAGTAAATGTCGCTACCGCTTAAGCGCTGGACTTTCTCGCTCGATGCCGATGGCCGTGTGGAGCGCATCGATTCACTGCTCAAAGAGAAATTGTCGCCAAGTTTCAAGGGGCGCAGTGAACGAATCCGTTGGCTATATGAGTTGGGCTTTGCGGTGGCGTGTGGGGATCGCACGAACGAGATAGTACGAAGCCTGTTTCTGTCGTGGCAACAGGCGAATGGTGTGAATTATTCATACTTTCCTGCGCTGCCAACCCCTCAGACAGGAAGTGCGGGCGAGCCCATCGTGTCTAGCGTAAAGGCTCGCCCGCTGGAGTTTAGAGCTAGTCGCCCATTTCGGGCGGTTTTGGTCCAGGAGGCGGTAGAGGCGGCATTTTTGCCTTCCTTTCTGCACAGGACGCATGCGGCGGGAAGGGTAGCATGAACCACTCCGTCGCTGACCATTTCAAATGCCCGGAATGCGGCTCATCTGCCAAGGTGATCGACACGCGCGGATATAAAACGTTTGTCCGCAGACGTAAAGAATGCCTCTCCCGCAAAAAGCACCGCTTCACGACATACGAAATGCTTAACGCAAAATCAACTTTCCAAGAAAGTGAAGATCTCAAGATGTACATACGGAAAGTATTGGAGCTAATCCAATGAGAATGGCCGCTGTCTTCGTCTCCGTTGTCGCTCTGCTGTGGTGCTCGGCCATGGTGCTCCGTCTCCCGCACCGTGAAGTTACCTGGGCGATTCCCACGTATGTGCTTGCGCAGTTCCTGTTCAGCTTGACAGCGTTTCTAGGCTTGCAGCGCGGCTCGGAAACGAGTCTCTGGTACAAAGCGTTCTTTCTCTCCACGTTCTCGGTTGTTCTGATTCTCGGGATGATTGTTGCCGGGCGACTGGTCTGCGCGTATCCCGTTGGACTAGCAGTCATTGTGATCTTTGGCTCGGTGTCGATCGCCATCGCTATCGCGGCCACCGCCTACTACCAGCTTCTCAAGCTCTACAAGTCTCACGTTCCTTACGGCTTCGCGTTCCTGTCCATTCAAGGAGCGATGTTACTCGTCTGCGGATTCATGGCTCTACTTTCCGCTCTTGAGCCTGCCCCGCCGTCCCTGCATATCGCTTCCGTGTGGCTGGCGGTGTTCTGGCTAACCACTGGCGCGTACTTCTTTGCTTACATGCTGGGCTTCGCAAGAACGGTCGGCGTGAAATGGGACAACTTGAATCTGTTTGTGCCTCCCATGCTGGCGGCTATCTGTTTTGGCGCGATGGCTTTCCATCTTTCTGGATTGCAAGGCGAAGTCGGTCAGGCAGCGGTGTACAGCGACAAAGTTTTAGTGGAGGGGGCGCAGTGAGACACAACACAGCGAAATATGACCGTTCTTATGCGCGAAAAAGGCGGGTAGCCCTAAAGGAAAAAGGAATTTGCTGCGTATGTTCGACAAGAAAAATTACCCCTCCTAATACATCTGTCTGCCGAAGGTGCACCAAAAAACGCTTGGAGATAAGAGCAGCGCGGGAGCAGGTATGAGCGACTTCTACGAAGACTTAGCAGACGAGATGGGCAGACCGGGAATTCAGCCAGAAGACGGAGACTTGATCTCCGAGAAGGAACTCAAAGCCATGCTGCGAAACAAAGTCTACACGCTACCCAGGCCATACGTTACCGAGGAAGACATGTAGGGGACTACCTGATAGGCCGCTCCCAGCACATCTATCAAGGCCCCAGCGCAAACGAAAGCATGGACAACTTACGTGAAGACTTTCGCCAGCCGATGCTAGTGCTGAAGTGGAACGCATTGCTGGGGCTTGGCTTGGTTCTTTTCGCTGGAGCCGTAGTTACGCTGGTGGCTATTCTGAGGGATTTGCAGCCATGAGTTTTTCTACCAGCGAGAAGGACAAGACGCTTTCGGCTAGCGCACCAGAAAAGAAATTTAGGCCAAGAGGCCGCAACTACCAAATGTGGAATCCCGAAGTACCGAAAGGCAAAGAAGTGTCTTCCTGGAAGCAGGCATTGAAGTTCGTGCACATGATTAAGGCTCGCGAAGTGGTCGCTTATCGGATTCAAGTAAACCTCAAAAGTCATGACGCGATCGCCGAAGAACGAAAGTCCGGCAAGCTGGGTGCAAAAAAGTGATTAGCGCCGAGCGATTAACAGAAAAGAGAATCCGCGCTTGCCGCCACCTTGTTTTGACGCGCGAGCGTGACGATGAAACCGGGCAGCCAGAAACCTATTGGCGCTGCGCTGACTGCCCTGCGGTTCTGAAGCTGGTGCTAACGCAGTGGGAGGAGGTAAGCCATGACGCCGCCTGACCAGAAGATTAGGGCTCTTGAATTTGCGCTGAGCGAGTTGATGCAAGAGTACGAAGACATCATGGACTCGGAGTTTGCGACGTACAGCGACCGAGAACCTTGGAAGAAGTCTGAAGCTTGGAAACGGGCCTATGCGTTGATTCACGCTGAAGATGTTTCGGAGGAGCAAGTCAATGGGCCTAAGTGACTGGGAGATACAAAAGCTGGATGAAGACTACGGGCGCATCGAGGATGCCCAGTCAGGCAAGCGGCGTAAATGCCCGATACACGGCTGCACGCTGATCCTCGGGCAAGGCTACGTCGTAGACGGCGAGAGCGTAACCGAGTATTGGCCGGATGGCAAGTGTCCAGAGTGCTTGGACTCAGAGATTACCGCACGCTTCCTCGGAGAAACCAGAGGCGCTAAGTGACTCCACGCCAATTCCTCGACCGGCTGCATGAGCACTTTGAATGCGCGGATGACGAACCGCTGACTGTGCCCCGGCTGATGCATGTCAGAACAGCCTTCGACCGGCTCTACTGGGACCTTTACTACGACCCGGAGACGCTGTGCCCTCACGACGGCAGCACCTGGGCACTGGCAGATGGCTTAAAGAGATGCGGGCAGTGTGGCCGGCGAATGAGATTAGCGGAAGTACCCACGGAGGCTGCATGAGTAGTCAACCAATCGAATTTGAAGTGAAAGTGGACTCAATAGTGCCCGCCGCACCAAGTGCTATGACACCAGTGGAACTGCTTCGAATCGCGGTATCGCAAGGTGCGGACATCGAGAAGCTAAAACAGCTCATGGACTTGCAGGAAAGGTGGGAGGCTAACGAGGCGCGGAAGGCGTTCAATGCCGCCATGAACAAGTTCAAGGCCAACCCTCCGGTCATCTCGAAGAATAAGCTCGTGGAGTTCGACACCTCAAAAGGCAAAACGTCCTACAGGCACGCCACTCTCGATCACGTCTGCGAAGTAGTGACGAAGGGCCTAAGTGCGGTCGGCATAACCCATGCCTGGAAGGTGAAGCAGGACAAAGACCTTATCACCGTCATTTGCAGGCTGACCCATGAGATGGGCCATAGCGAAGAAACTGAACTCAGTGGCGTGCCTGATAACTCTGGCAGTAAGAACTCCATTCAAGCCATCGCATCGACCGTGACCTACCTGCAACGCTACACGCTCCTTCCGGCCTGCGGACTTGCGGCTGGAAATGACACGGATGGGGCGACTCCTGCGAAACCCTTTATTCCAGTAGAGGAACTAGAGAAAAACCTTAAGGAAATCAGTGAGGCCGGGACACTCGAAAGTCTCAAGTTCCTGTTCGGAGTCGCCTACGGCAAAGCGCAAGAGATGAACGATCGCAAGGCGATGGCGCACTACATCCAGCTTAAGGATAAGCGCAAAGGAGAACTCAATGCCGCTCGTTGAGATTGAGCAGGGTAGTGCCGAATGGCTCCAGATGCGAACAGGCTGCGTAACGGGATCGCGTATGGGAGACGTGATGGCCAAGCTAAAGCGTAAGGAAGGCGAGGCGCAATGCCGTCAGGACTATAAGGCGGAAATCGTCTGCGAAACACTGACGGGTCGCGCTGCGGATCACTACATCAGCCCAGCGATGGAATGGGGCGTGGAAAACGAAATCTTCGCTCGCAATGCCTACGAGGTGGAAGTCAGCGCGATTGAAACAATCGGCTTTGCACTGCACTCCACAATCAAACGGTTCGGCGCATCGCCAGACGGCTTAGTTGGGCCAGATGGCCTAGTTGAATTCAAGTGTCCGAACACATCTACGCACATTGAGTACATCCTTCGCGGGGTAGTGCCGGCAGAGTATCACTGGCAAATGTTAGCCGAAATGGCCTGCGCCGAACGGCAATGGTGCGATTTCGTCAGTTACGATCCGCGCCTGCCCAAAAAATTGCAACTTTTTGTACGCCGCTTCCCGCGCGATGAACAACGGATTGCGGAGATGGAAGTAGAAGTCGTGAAGTTCCTAGCGGAAGTGGATGAGCAGATTGACCAACTTACGAAGAGAACTTTGGTAGATCTGGACCCAACGCTTTGCAGCAAATTAAATGCGAGCATCGAAAAACTAACCAAGGAGGCTCGTCACGCCGTCAGTCTCTGAGGAAATGGCCCGCATCCATTGGCTCATCAAGGAAGGGAAGATAACGGGAGAGGACCGCTGCAAATTAGTGTGCCCAAAGATAGATGCCAAAGAGCGCATACGCAATGAAAAAAAGCAGCGCCGGATCGTGCTGGTCACCGATGAGTTTGGATTCAGCCAGTTTCACGCACGAAAAGAGGCTTGGATGCTGTCTCTTGATAATAACCCGTCGCTGTTCATGACGGCCTTGGACGCGGCAATGAGTCAGTTCGATGTCATGGGCTGGAAGGAAGAGCAAGAAGGGCAGCAAGAATCATTAGGAGACGCCTAGCGTGAGAGCCGCCAAGAAAGACCCTATGGAGACGGTTTCGCGCTGCTTTCTAGACCCCCGCTCATTCATAAGTAAAGACGGTCGCCAGTTCCTGTATGGCGAAGACACCAGCGTAAGAAGGCACGAAGTCTGGGAGCGCTGCGGAGGCTTCTGCGAAATGAATGGATGCAATCGCCCAATCACTGAAGAGTCCATGCACATGCACCACGACAAAGAGCGAAGCCGCGGCGGTGATGAGTCGATGGGCAACCTGGTCGCTGCCTGTGCCCCATGCCATAAAAGATTTCACAAAGCCCGCGACACGCGATGGAGCAGCAAGGAATCATGATCGTGCTCATGAAAGTTTTGGAATTAGGACACCAAATGTATAGCCCAGAGCAGTACCAGAAAACACCAGATAGGCCGCATGTGAAGGCTTGGAAGGTGCAACCCTTGGGCGAAGTGGTTTTAGATAAGCCGCTGCCCAAGGATGCAACTGAGAAGGAACGCGCATGAAAAACACTGCGGCGGCGACTATGTTTTCCTCAATTAGCTTCTGCGGCGAAGACGCTTTCCTTCTACGTCTACACCTTTTAGAAGCTAATCAACCAAAGTCAAAGTCAAAGTCAAGCGAGAAGCGAAGCGAGGAGGTTTTCCATTCATGCAAACCTAGGTGAAGCTTTTAGCACGACTTTTGCCAAACATTTACCGCAGAGATAGCTAAGTTTTAGGTAAATAAAGGGGTTAGGAGGCAATATTTTACTTGACAAGGAAATTCCGAAACTGCAAGAAATCTGGAAATTAGAGAAAAACACCGAGTTTAAGATTTCGCAGCGGGACTATGAGTCCTGGGTCAAGGCTTATCCCGGCGTGAACATCGAGGGAGAGATTACGAAGATGCAGGTATGGCTCGATGCTAATCCACTTCGCGCAAAAAAGAATATCAAGCGGTTCATCGTTAACTGGCTGTCACGCGCACATAGCAGGCTTTTGGAGCGGGAACTAGAAGTGCTGCTCAAGGAAGACATACGCCGCAGCCGGGTGCCGATGTGAAACGCGAGTTCGATTATCGCCGCTGGGACTATTACACCCTTCAGCATCACGCACGGTACAAGGCGTTTGTGGAGTGGCACGGGATTTTGTGTCAGGACTGTGGTGGTGCCGGTGGCAGCGTAGAGCCTGTCCTCGATGATGGTAGCGGACCTTGGGAGGCTTGCGGATGGTGTGAAGGCACCGGCAAGGTGACGCGCTGGCTTCGGGGCGAATGGCTCAGGATGAAACTCGATGAAGCCCGCAGCAAGATGAAATGTTCGATAGTCGGAAGCTGAGACGGAGGCAAGCTTGGTGAAAATGGACTTCGTAACCGTAACTAACTCACGAGGTTTTTCTAGACCACCGTGTAGGTCAAAAGAAGGTCGCGGCGACCGCAACAGGAAAGCGAGCATGAGTTGAGACCGTTGAGGCTAAGCAAGAATAAATCTCAAGAGTGGACTTGCATACGTGGGCACAAGGTTGCCGCTGGTGCGTATTATTGCCTTCCCTGCATCCAGCTACTCCGCAAGCCAGTTTCAAAAGAGTATTACCGCAAACGGCGGAGAGCGCATCCCTACTACAAAAGTGAACGCTACTTGCAACTAAATCGGGACAGAGAAGCCCGATACCGAGAACGCAATCCCAAAAAGAGGCAATGCAGAGTAGAGCTCCGTGCCGCAGTCAATGCTCGTAAAATTATCCGACCTGACCACTGTTCGCAGTGCGGTCTCATTTGCAAGCCGGAAGCGCACCATACAGATTACAGTAAACCTTTGGAAGTAATTTGGGCATGCCGTGAGTGCCACGCGATCCTCGACAGAGAAGTTGTGAGCGGTAGTGACCATCGCTCGGTGGCAGGGTCCGGGTTACCTCCAAAAGAGCCCCAAAAGAAGGAAGTCTGAATGCCTGCAAAAAAGTCTCAGCAATTAGCCTTAATTCAGCCGATAGCCGAGGAGCCCAAGGAAGGGCTCAAGAGTTTCGCGCTGGTCGAGCTGTACGGCCACGCTCGCATCGTGGGAATGGTGACAGTTGATCCGGCAGACTTCCCCGGCATGGTGCGCGTAGACGTGCCCGACCTCATCAAAGACGGCAAGGTCACTCGCCCAGGCTTCACTCGATACTTCGGGAAGAACGCCCTCTATGCGGTGACCCCGATAGATGAAGCAGCCGTGCGCGAGTTACTCCCAAATATTGACGGACGCCCACACAGGCCGATGTCCTTTGCGCGAGGAGAGGATTGGCAGTGAGCCCAGTACGCCTAAGTCAAAAAGAGACCGCCCAGTGGATGCGGAAGCTGGGCCAAAAAGGAGCAAATCATGAACATCGCAGACCAGACCGAGGAGCAATTGATTCATTCTATCCTGGCGATTTACTCCAAAGACGAACAAATGTGCCGGTCAATAGCAAATCACATCGCCATAAAGTTGAGCATACGCAGAGCAATAATTCGCGAGCGGCGAAAAGCCCCCGCATGCCAGCAGACTCCCACAGAGAGTCCTGCAAGTGCGGACTCGGAATCATGATCTGGTGTGGGCCTCGCGGGCTGGGACCGGCAGAGAAGGGTTTTATGGTGGAGTGGCGGGAGAGACATGAAAGGTGCGGACGATGAAAGAGCGAACGCTGTGGCACCAATCTGGCGTTAACAAGAACGGCGAGCCTTTTGTGCAACTACTGATCGACGATGAAGTGATGTGTCAACTTTCGCCAGAGGAAGCGCGTGACCACGCCAAGAACGTATTGGAAGCTACGGAAGCGAGCGAGCAGGATGCGTTCATGCTCGACTTTTTCAAGAAACAGGTTGGTGCAGACGCCGAGCACGCCATGATAATCGTGGTGGAGTTTCGCAAGTGGCGAGAGGCTCGCGGAAAGAAAGGTCCTCCATCGGACGCGAAAGAGTTTGTTAGGACGGACAAGCACGAAAAACCAGAAAGCGAAAAAGGAGAATAAAATGGACATAGAAAACATCTTCACGTATCACAAACCAACGGCTGATCAACTCCCGAAGTACGAAGCTATCCGTGCTAAGGCTAAAGAGCTTGCTCATGTCATCGTGGATAGTACTCCGGCCAGCGCCGATCAAACAGCGGCAATCCGCTTGCTGCGTGAAGCTGTGATGACGGCGAATGCCTGCATTGCTTTAGAGGGAAAACTCTAGCTCGGAGAAATGAGGGTGCTAACTCGCAGCGTAGTGAAGCACCCTCGGTTTGTGAAAAGAGAAAGGAAAAATGTGTCGTCCATGCCGACCGAATCAACTGAATCACTGAGCATCGCAAACGCTATCGCCCTAGCTAAGTCCGCAATCGGAGACTGTGTAGACAAACTCCCGTATGTTGATATTCATGGGAAGCTTTGGGATTTAGTGCGGATGCTCTACGAGATTCACGGAGCCTCACCCCAAGGCCGTGTTTCTGGACTCTCTGGACCTTCCGCGACCAACTCGGGGCCGCAGCATGTGGGTGGCGACCGCACCATTGAGTTAATGAAGGCCCATAATTATTTTTATATGGAGCCGTGGTTCGACAAGGAAAGTGGGCTGAAAAAGAAAGCTGGATTCTATTATTGCTTGTGCGGTTGGGAAGGTCCAGATAGGTCATCGTATTGGAAGCATCTGCCTGACGCGGTAGCCATGAACTCAGAAGCCCCGCAGCCTTTACAAGCAGGCCGTGACTCCGCTGATTGGAAGTTTCGTTTCGATGAACTGTCAGCGGAATTTGCAATACTCTCTCGCGCTTGCGGAAACTGGCGTACTTGGCCGAACGAGGCTGAATCAGACCATGACCATCCTGATTGGAAGGTGGCAGCAAAGGCGATTCTGACGCTACGGGCAGCACAAACAGGCCGTGACTTGGCTGGGGAGCGGGAGCAACTAGCCCAATGGATGATAATCAACAGTTTTTCTACCGGACACGGTGACACGTTCGAGGACTTGCTGAAGGAGCTTAGCTGGCAAGTGAAGGAATTGCGTGAACTGGCCCAGCCATCTACGCCGGGGAGTGAGCGCAAATGAAGCAAGAGCCGCGTATCGTTCATTCAGAATTGACTGACCAGTGGTATATCGTTACGCGCTACAGCGTCCGGCATGGCAAGGACAAAGACCACGCCTTGTTGGTGGCACACAAAAAATACGATGTTACCGAGCAGATGAAAGACATTTTGCGGCGTAACAGCGGTTACCTCACCGAGGCTGAACAGGCAGCGCCGGGGAAGGAAAAGTAAAATGGAAAATCCAGATTGTCAGCACAACGAATACAAGCGCACGGCAGACGTGACGGATGACGGTTTCCCGATTGTCTACTGCGCCGCGAAGTGTGGCGCGGGATTGTTCGTGGTGAAGCCGCTGCAAATCACGGTGAGCTACGGCAGGCCTCCCGAGACAGCGCCAGCGAAGGAGTAAATGGCTCGTAAACGAAAAATGTCCGAAGCCCACTTATCTCGCGTGGTGCGAACGATGAAGCAGCGCGGGATGGGCCGTCCGAGTTGGGAGTATGACAACGCTGAATTCAGACAGGCCGAGTACGAGCTTGCGGTAGCCGAAGAAGAAAGCGCGGGCAAGCAGGTAGAAAAGAAACCGGTGACAGAAGGAGAAACTCTGAAATGACCTTTGAAGATTGGTGGCCAACAGCTTTCTACCACACGACTGAAGAAGCGGCGCGACAGGCCTGGGAAGCCGCCACCACCGCAGCCTCTTCACGCGCGGGAGACGCCAGCAATGAAGCGGAGAAGGTGGAACGATTGGATGAAGCGGTCGTTGAGGCCGGAGTCCTGTTTGTAGGATTGACTCCAATCTCTGCGGCTCTTACAGATAAGCTGCGAGCCATCATCGCCAAGGCCCAAGGCTGAGTTTTGTTCGGGAGTGGCTGTAAAAACCTTAAGGAGGATTCATGAGCGTAGGATTGTTTCTGAAGTCGGTAGGCAGTGCAGTCGTAAAAGTGGCGAACAAGGTAATTGGCGTGGAGCAGAAAGCGGAGCCTTTTGTCGAGACCATGCTGCCCCAGACCGTTCCGTTTTTCAGCATCGCGGATCGGGCTATCACGCTGATTAAGACCGCTGAAGGAAGCTACGCTGCGGTGGGTCAGGCGGCCAACGGGCCTGCCAAACTCGCAGCGGTGGAGTCAGCTATCAGCCAAGATTTTGACGCCTGGATCAAGCTGCAATTGCCAGGAGACGTGAAACTACAAGACGCCGAGAACTATGCAGCCAGCAAGAAAGGCTTCATCAATTCTCTGGTGCAGGCGCTGAACAGCTTCACGGCCACACAGCAGGTTGGCGCAGCGGTGGCGACCGGCGAGGCTTTGATTGCGGCATCAGCGGCTAAAGCGGCGGTTGCCCCTGCGGCTCCTGCTCCGGTGGCAGCGTGATAAAGCGATTCATTTGCTGGCTGTGGGGCCACGATTTATGGAGTATTCATCGTCGGAATCATTGCGACAGGTGCGGAGTTCGTCTTTATCTAGATGAGGGAACGGTCGGAGAAGAAATCGCCGCGCTTGAGAAAATGGCTAACTCGAAGTGAAAATAGACCATCAAGGCGAAAAGCCCCAGTCCATAACGATTCCCCTCGACTGGGGCAAAGCTAAAAAGCTGTGGAAGTGGCTGCGCAAGAAGAAAACGGAGGAACCGGATGTTCAGCAAGGAGATGGCCTATCAGGACCTGACGATCAAAGCGGGGATAGGCGGGATTGATTTGCAACTGGGCAACTACAAAAAACACTATTCAGGAGATGAATTTATGGTGTTCGCCGGTCCGCTTCTTTACCCCGCTATCGCTGCGGAGGCGAAGAAAGAAGAAACGCAGTCTTGACAGCAGGTATATAGTGAGTAAACGATTTTTGCAGGTGCCGTAGATTGCAGCTACTTCACTGCTAATGAAACGTGCTGCATTCGTTTGTTGCCCTGCTTTGATTTTATGCGGATGCCGTAGCTCAGGCTTACTTCTTAGGAAAGGAAAAGCTTGAAGCGTTTGTTGCTCCGCTTCGATGTTGCCCGGTGGCGTAGGTTAGGGATACTTCAAACATAATCAGCGGGTCGGGGGTTCGATTCCCTCAACGTGCCAAAAGCGCGTTTAGCTCAGTTGGTAGAGCAGCTGAATGAAAAACCCTTAACCGCTTGAACCCCGAGCATTCTGGAAAGGCACACCATGAAAATGAATACCGCTGTTGCGCGAGCCCCCAAACTTACCCATGAAGGTGCGGTAGCCTATCAGCACACTAATCCTACTCAGGACTTGCAACGCTCGGTGATGGCCTGCTTGCTCTGGGAAGATACTTTCTATGAGAGTGGGGTTTCCATTGCTCAGCGCATCTCGGAACTCGTGCCGCTGGTGTCTGCGGAGTCCGTATCCAAGATGGCCATTGAGGCCCGCGAGAAAATGAAGCTGCGTCACGTCCCTTTGCTGCTTGCCTGCGAAATGGCTAAGCTCAAGACTCATCGTCATGTGGTGGCCAACACCGTAGAGAAAATCATCCAGCGGGCTGATGAGTTGTCTGAGATTTTCGCCATTTACGGTCGGGAACGCACCGGCACCAAGAAACTCAACAAACTATCGAAGCAACTGCAAAAGGGCGTGGCGCGAGCGTTCCGCAAGTTTAACGAATATCAGTTGGCGAAGTACAACCGCAACGGAGCGGTAAAGCTCCGCGACGCGCTATTTTTGTGCCACGCCAAGCCCAAGGATGCGGAACAAGCTGACCTGTGGAAACGCCTTGTAGAAGGGAAACTGGCGATTCCTGATACATGGGAAGTGTCGCTATCGGCCACCAAGGGTGAGGGTAAGAAAGAAGCGTGGGAACGATTACTGGCCGAGGATAAGCTGGGTGCTTTGGCGCTCTTGCGCAATCTGCGGAACATGAAAGAGGCAGGAGTCACCGAGACGCTCTTGCGGAAGTCCCTGCTTTCCATGAAGACCGAGCGCGTCTTGCCGTTTCGCTTTGTGGCAGCGGCCAAATATGCCCAGAACTGGGAACCTGAACTGGAGCAGGGTATGTATCGCTGCTTGGAAGGACAGGATAAGTTGCAGGGAAAGACCGTCATCGTGGTGGATAACAGCGGCTCAATGGACGGAACCAAGGTGTCTGCCCGTTCCGAAATGGACCGTTCGGACGCTGCTTGTGCGCTGGCTATCCTAGTGCGCGAAGTCTGCGAGAATGTTGCGGTGATCGGATTTGGCAGTGAGGCTAAATTATTACCTTCTCGCCGGGGATTTGCACTTCGTGACGTGATAAAAGCTGGGCCGGGCGGTGGCACTAATACTGATTATGCGCTGGCCTTGGCACAATCTGAAGGTTACGACCGCATCATCGTCATCACCGACGAACAGTCGCACCAGGCTATCCGCAACCCGTCGTATAACGGGATGCCCAAAAAGGGATATTTCATCAACGTGGCCTCCAATCAAAACGGCATTGGCTACGGCCTCTGGACACACATTGACGGATGGTCGGAAGCCGTCATTGATTACATTCGTGCAACTGAAGCGGCTTAATCCTCGGAGGCCTGAATCCCAGATTCCACGGCCATTTTTAACAAACTTAGGCACGCCAGCATAGTGGAACGCTTCAGGCCCCCAAGAGCGTTTAAGGCTTCACGCTGGCTTTGGCGTCTTGTACAGCCGTGACCGCTTCGTGAGCCTTGGATTCTGATTCTTTCGCTTTGGCTTCTGCGACATCCAGCTTATCGAGTTCGCTGGGATCGTTATTGGAGAATATCCATTTGCCAACTTTACTGCCCCAAACTTGAATTTCGCGGCCCACAACAATGCTGCCAAGCAGTCGCAGGACCGCCAATTGCCCGGCATGGTTATCGAAATTGAATATGAATCTCCATTGCGAGGCGATCAAGCTGGAAGCGAGCACCGCGCCGATGGCCTGCTTCAGCGAAATGGTGAGGATGAGCTTCAGTTTCGGATTCATTGGTTCTCCTCTGGCGTAGCAATCTCGAAATCTCCAGCGATGCATAGCAAGATGCGCTGGATTAGGGCTAATTCGTCTGGTGTCAATTCCCGAATACCGTCTTTGATGTGGCCGGTATTCGCAGAATCGATCCACTGCTCAAGAATTTTCTGTCTGGTCATGTTGTAATCGTTTCCGGCACGTTCAGTTTCCAATCAGCCCATAAAGCCTTGTAGCCGCCCTCGGTGAAGAGAGAGCGCATGTTGTCGTCAGGATCTGCTGGCAGCTCCGCGAGATATAGGTGCGGGAAGTCTGGGAAGGTGCGCCAGGTAGCGCCCTCCGCGAGTCCGCAGGACCGGGCCAGCAATAAAACCTGCTTCCAGCGCACATCCATGGCGTCCCAATCTGGCACGAAGGCGGGGAATCCGTTCTTGTCCGGCACGATGTCAATGGCGTAACCAAACTGGTGCGCTGAATGACCGGGCATCGCTTTAGTGACGATAGGCCCCGGCTTGCTGCGTCCTTGGTCAAACAGCACGCCCTGTTCAGCCCACGTTCTTAGCCCCTGGGTCACTCGGATGGTCATGCCGTTGTTCTCGCACTTCTCCGCCAGTTGACGCACTCGCCGCGCCAGTTCCGGGTGTACTGCTCCCAAGCGTTGTTCGCTTATCATGTCCATTATTTAGCCTTCTTCATTGGGAAGCGGACGCATTTCCGATACCCGTTAAACTCTAGAAATACAATCACTTCTTTGGGCCGGGGCGTTACCGGAAAAACCTTTTGCCCGGATATGTCGGAAATTTTGAGTGCTACACTGATGGGATTCCCATTGAAAAACACTTCAATGGCGTGCTGCTTCTTTTTGGCGTCACTCTTGACGGTCACCGTTTGGCCTCTTCTTTGAAAATTCCAGCTTTCCAAAGTCGTAACGATTCCTCTTTAGTTCCAGCAATATCGGCTGCACGGTCATTCATCATCGCCACTTCCAAACGATCCACCTTCCCGCCGATGCCGCTCAAACTTTTCTGCATAAATTCCCTGTCGCGCCGCTGTGCAGCCTGCAACTCTTCTTTGTCCCTAGCCTGCGTTTTTTGCTGTTCAATCTGCTTAAAATACATGGTGATGAGGCCCCAAACGATGCCGCTGGCAAAGGCTATCAGTCCCATCCATGGGCCGAACTCCATCACCTAGCCATCAACATCGAAATAATGAATGCTGGCGAAGGCGCTGGAGGTACCGGAGGCGGTAGCGGGTTCAAGCCTGTTCCACTCAGCGTATCTGTGTTGGTGGTTACGGTGCTGCTGACCGTGAGGCTTCCGGTTTCCGCTGTGGCAGTCGTGGGCGTGAAGGTCAGCGTTGCGGTGCAAGTGGCGTTTACCGCTAAAGGCAGATTCGCCGTGCAGGTTGTACCGGTCTGCTGGAAGTCTCCGCTAATGGAAAGGGGTGTGGCCGTAAGCGTCAGCGCAACGTTGCCGTTGTTGGTAATCGTGGCGGTGACCGCGGGGCTGGGCGTGCCAATAAAGCTACTGGCAAAAGTTACAGGCCGGGGCGTGATGAGGATGCTGGGAACGGGTGGAGCTGTTCCGGTAGCCGTCAAAGTCGCTGAGGCGCTGGCGGTAGTAGAAGAAAAGGTTACCGTGCCTGACTCCGCGCCGACGATGGACGGCGTAACGATGACGGATTTCTGGCAAGTGCCTCCAGGAGCGAGGATCTGCCCTGAAGTGCAAGTGCTGGTGCCAAAAAGCGAGAAATCAGAAGAACCGGAAAAGGTGCTGACCGGGGTAGCCATGGTAATGCTGGTGGTTCCGGTATTGGTGATAAGGAAGGTCTCGCTGGCGCTGGCAGTTCCTTTGGTGACGCTGCCAAAGTTCCAGCTCGAGGGAGTGACGCTCATGGAAGCGGTGCCGGCCGTTCCTGTCCCTGAAAGCCCTGCTGAAGCGGTGGCATTCGCTCCCACGGTGATCGTCGCGTTCTTGACGCCCGCAGAGGTGGGCGAGAAAGCCATGTTTAAGGTGCAAGTAGAACTCACTGGGAGAGATTGGTTGGGGGTGCAGGGAGAAGTTCCCCCACTGGTTATAGCGAATTGCTGGTCACTGAACGTGGCGATCGAGGCGGCGAGCGTGGCTGTCGCAGTTCCATTGCTGGTGACGGTCAAGAGCACCGGAGAACTAGCCGAGCCGACATTTACCGAGCCGAAAGATGCTGGATTGGGAGTTATGGCCAGACCAGGAGCGGGAGGCGTACCACTGGGATTTATAGCGCCCATAGTCCAAGGGCCGGTAGAGGGACGCGCCACGCCGTTCTTATCCACGTTGAGCGCAGCGATGCCGAGAGAAGTGAGATTAATGCCTGTGTTGATAGCCGCCGAACCGGTCCCAGGTCCAAAGGTTCCTGTAAGGTTCGGGTTGCCCTGCTGGCCATGCGTATCGAAACCCGAACTGGCTATCCAGGTGGAAATGAGGCTTACGAAACCTAGTCCGTTGTGATCCACCATGACCGCGCTCGGCGGCTGATTCGCGCCTGTCAGCCCAAAGTATAGGTTATAGTCGGTGCCAGCTGCGATGGTTCCATTCAGATTGCTGATGCCCAAGTCCGTCTGTGAGACGAGGTTGTTCTTGATAATGATCGTGCCGGTAACGCCTACCGCTGAACCACGTCCCTTGAAGGTGTTGTTGTAGACTCCGGCACCTGGACCAGAGTTAGAGATTGCGGTGATAAATCCATTCGCAGGTCCGCAGTTAGCGTTAGTGTTTACCAGTACGTTGTTGAAGGTCTGGGGAGATACCCAGGTCCCGCCGTTAACATCATAGAAAATCCAAGCGGTAGTGTGTCCCGCGATTCCCGAGCACAGGTCGCTGAAATCCCCCGCGATAGTGTTGTTGTAGACCTGCAAGCCAGTGAGAGTACTGGCCGGGCCGGTCTCGAAAACGATTATGCCGTTGTGATGGTTGCCATCATTCCAGTCGTCCCAGTTGTTTTCATCCCCAATGTTGTTGTCGTGAATTTTGAATCCATTCAGCCCCACCGACACACCCGCAACCATAATTCCCCAGTTGGTGTGAAATGTGGTGTTGTGGTCTATTTCTCCGTTGGTTACTCCGTTCGATAGCCAGTTCATTTCGATGCCTTGCTCGTCTTCACGCAAGGTATTGTTCGGGCCGATACGGGTATTATTGCAGGCGCCGTTACAGGCGATGCCCGCCGCGGTTGGTCCGATAGGGGGTCCATCCTCGCCGGGGCTTCCTGCTGATGTTCCTGCGAGATGGACGTAGATATTGTTTACGGCAAGGTTCTTGAACTGGCAGTTTTGGCAGCCGATGAAAAGCATCCCGCGAGAGTCTTTTTGATTCGCGAGTCCCGATCCATTGCCGGTGTTCTGAATCAGTCCGTTGGTGCCGCCATCTACCACGATGTTGCTGTTTCCGTTGCTGAAAATCGCTCCGTTGGTGCTCCAGTAATTGGTGTTGGTCAGCGTGGCACCAGTCTCAAAAAATAAAGTGATGGGATGGCCGCTGGTGCCACCAGCTTGAAAAGTAAGAAGCACATCGTTTGCCGTGGTGTCGGTGAACGCTCCGCAGAGATGCACCGTAGTATCCGGGCCAATCTGTATGCCTGTGGGCGTCAATGTCCAATTGCCGGCAGTATTGAAATAACTGACTGGCTTGGCGGTGGCGCAAGTTAGTCCATCCTGAGCGCCTGAGCCACTCTGGGTAATATAGACATCGGTACCGTTAACTCTTGTCGCCAAAGCGGTAGACAGTGGATACTTAGCGACTCCCACAGCGCTGGCCAAGTACTCATTATCCAGGGTGAAGGCCATGAAACCTCCATACCCCTGAGCCTTGCCCCATGCCACAATCGCCGCTATCGTAGTGGGGCCTGTGAAACTATCAAACTCTGCTGGAGAAGGAATCGAGAGGTAATCCGACCCATACGTCGAATCATAGAACCTGAACTGGGGCTGCCAGCGAGTCGCGTCGGTCACCAAATCCCGATACAAAAATTTACTGGGAGTGACCCCCGTAGTTTGTAAGACCAGCGTTGATCCTGCCCATCGTCTCCCGTAAAACGGCATACCAACTAAAATTTTGGGCTTGGGAACTCCCGCAGTCGTATAAGCCTTCACCGCCCAATCGCACGCTCTCATTCCACTATTTCCGGCCTGAAATAAAGGATCGTTATATAAAGTCCTACCCTCGCCCAGGTCGAGGTCGTAGCATTCAACCGCTACTTGATTCAGGACGGACGATTCCGCAACGGCTGTATTAATGATGTTCGAACCGCTGGAGGAGTCGTTGTAGCCAGCCATGTTTATCTTTTTGCTGGGCATGTCCGTATGCAGCGCAGCAATTAGAGCCTGATATTGTGAGGCAACCACACCCTGTTCCCAGTCCAGTTCCACGCCGTCGAAACCGTTGGTGGTAATAAAGCTGGCGATGTTGGTCGCAAAAGTAGATACCAGACCGCCAGCGGTGTCTTGAGGAAAAGCGCTGGAGTGGGCGTTGTTGTCCTTGACGCAAACAAACGCGAGCTTTCCTGCTGCGTGGGCTGCGGCAACGAATGCGGTAATGTCACCCGTAGTTAAATAAGTCGTAGAATCGACCGAGCCGTCCCCAGTGCCTCCTCCATTCACACCAGCCTGCGCCTGAAATAGAACGACTTGCGTGTAATCGCTCCACGGAATGTTGGCGATCGACTCCGTGCCGTTCTGATCGGTGTAGTAGGCTTCGGTGACCTGAGCCTGCGCTTTAGCGCCCCAGAGGGTTACCAGCGCGAGAAATAGTAAGATTTTCTTCAAAATTACATCTGTTCCAGACGTACTGAAACGTCGTAAGTCGGAGTATTTACTATCGTCACACCGTAAGTGATGGCTGTTCCCGCTTTAGCTCTAAAGGTATGAATCATGTCCGCGATACTTGACGCTCCAAGGGTTGTACAAGTCGCGGTTACACTTATCGTCTGAGCCGTGCTGGAAACGTCGGTCCACTTGAGGTTTAGCGTTGCTGTTGCTGCCGCGCTGCTGGTGGTGCATTCCGGCGTGCCGCTGAACTGAAATGCTGCGTTGGCACTTCCCACCGTGAACATGGTGGTGTCAGTGATCGCTGCGACTTGCGCCAATTTATCGGTGTTGAATAAGAAATTGGATACTAGCGGCAAATCGCTGGAGACCAGCGCTCTGTAGGATGGGGTTCCAGACGGAGTACCAGCCGTTTTATAAGCAAGTAAAACGATTCCATTCGTATTAGGACTGGTGATGGTATTGAATTGCCCGGTATAACTTCCGGCTATTGCCGCACCAGCGTCTGTAGCCATTGAGAAGTCATTGGCGTTAAGTGCCGGAGTGGTAGCCGAACTCAAGAAAGACCTCTGCGTAAAGGCTGAATTGCCGTTGGTTAGAGAACCTCCGTTCGCTTCAAATCCGAAAGCAACCAGTAAGTCATTATTGGCGGTAGTCGTAACAGATGTGGAGGTGGATGTGGTGAATGAGTTATTCTCAGCAGAATTGGAAACATCAAATGCCGAGATGCCTCGATATTCCAAGACGGTGAGCACATGACGACCTGAAGTCGTTCCAGTCTCGGAATATTGAACAGTGGTGTTTCCGCCAACCGCGCTTATTACGTGCGCAGCTTTGCGGACGAATACGGCAGTGCTGGCGGTGAAATCAGTTACAAAAGTATCACTCGCACTATCAGAGATGGTGAGTACCGTCCCTGGGCCATCGAGAGCCAATACAACAAGCTGATCTCCAGCAATAATTGGACTTGGACATATCGCGGTGATGGTAAAACCAGTTCCGCTACTGTTATTTACTCCCACGCAAGTCTGTATTAACGCCGCATTGGAGCCAGGAATAATCGCAGGACCTGCTAAAACTGTACCTGCTCCAGCATTCACAGCACTAGCAGCCGGACAAGGCCCTCCGCTATCCGCGAGGGTCACTACTCCGGAGGAAACGCTGGCCTTTACGCAGTCCTGATCTGTGGGCGTCACCACCCAAACCCCGGCCAGCTTATCTCCACCGTTGGCCCAGAAGTGCCAGTTCTTGTTGGTAGTGTCGTAGCCAAAATCCCCGTTTACGGAGGAAGTGAGTCCTGCTCCGACACGAGCTTTCATCAGCGTTACGCCGGAGAAGTCGTAAGTGTTAGCGCCGAATGTCGAAGAGGCATCGGTGCGCACAACAGTAGAAGGCAAGCGTGCGGAGTTGAGTGTTCCACTTCCGATATTCGTTGCGTTAGTCGTGTCTGTCGTGGCGGAAGCAACGAAGCTCACGCCGTTCGTTTTCAGGCAAACGATTGCAAGCGTTCCGGTAGTCGTACAGTCTCCGCTAAAATCCCCGTTAGTGATAGAGGAACCGCCAGAAAACTTGGCGAGGTTTCCGCTGACTGGCGTGCCGGTGACGGTGATCGTTCCCGCTGCTGCAGGTGCGTTGTCCTTCGTGATGTAATTGGCGTTATCGCTGATGAAGCAAGCTGAGCTGCCCTGAGTCAGCGCGTAATTGACGCCGCTATTGACCGTCGAGGTGGTGGGCGTGAAGGTGACTGTGCCCGGCCCGCGATTCTCCGCGCAGAAGTAGAAGTTATTGGCAAAATTCGTTGAGCCCGCTTGAGGAACTGTGACGGCTATGGCCGCAGAGTTCTTGTATTGCACGAAGTTGGAGCGATCGGTGAGCAGAATGGTGTCGCTGGTGGTGGAGACGAAGCGGGGCACGACGCCGGCAGGACCTTGCGTTGGAACTGTTGCCACTCCACCAGCGGCTATCGAGTAATAAACCTGTGGAACGCCATTGAGTGTCGTGGATCCCGCTAAACGGGTTGCCGCTCCAGCAGCCCCGCCGACGATAATGTCGCCCAGCGTGGTCATGGGATTGGCGAAGCCGGGTGTGCTGGCTACGCTGCCACCTGTCAGGTCACCGGGAGGCGCTACAAATCCGACTGTTCCTGCACCCGCATTCGGCGCTTTCACTAGAAAATTGGTGTTGTTGGGAGTAATCGCAGTGCTGTTGGTGTCGTGTAGCTGCCCGCTAGTGGAAACGATAGCGTAATCGTTGATAACCGCCTGATTGTCGAAGACCGCAGCGCAATTGATGAGCTTGCAGACGAGAACATTGCCGGTAGTTCCAGCGCCAGCCTGAGCAAAGCCAAGAATCCCGGTAGTAGCGTTGGTGGGGCAGATAATCGCCGCCCCAGTTCCATCATTGCAGACTACCCTGTTCAGAGTGGTGCCAGTTACAGCGTTATTGACACTTTCAGCGGTAATCCCGCCGCTGGCGACGTTCAAGCCATGCGTGCAGCGTGTCGGGTTGACCGCATCGTCCGAGCAGGTAGAATCGACTAGCGTAAGTCCTGGCCCGGTACCTTTGGGGATGACGTTCAACGAGGAAGCGTT